TCCGCCGTCTTGCGATATCCGGCGCTTCCCGCAGGAATCTTGTCCTCGGGCAGCGCCGCCTTCAGCGACTCGATCGCAACTTCGAGCATCGAAGCGTCCGGCTCGCGCGTCGTCAGCCGCTGCAGCCAAAGTCCGGGCAGAGAGAGCGCGTGCACGAAGATGTTCTTGCTTCTGCCCGCCAGGCGGATCGCCTCGTAGGAGATTCCCGCGACGACGGGCAGCAGCACGATGCGGCTCACGATGCGCAGCCAGAGATCGGGCCAGCCGAGGAAGGCGAAGACGAAAATGGAGACGAGCATGACGATCAGGAGGAACGACGTGCCGCAGCGCGGATGGAAGCGCTCGAACTTCTGTGCATTCTCCGCCGTCAGTGGAAGCCCTGCCTCGAAGCAGAAGATCGTCTTGTGCTCTGCGCCGTGGTACTGGAAGACGCGCTGAATGTCCTTCATGCGCGAAATGCCCCAGATGTAGGCGAGAAAGATAAAGAGGCGCAGGAAGCCCTCGGCAAGGTTCAAAAAGATGGGATCGTCCGACCACGCATGGAAGAGCTTGGCCGCAGCCGCAAGACCAACAAGCTGATGAGTGAGATTGTGGCTTACAACGAGGTGTGGTTCACTGACGAGACGGCTGACTATGGAGAGCAAGAATGTGTCGCGTGGTATTTTGGTGATTTGGTACTAGATAAGATAAAGAACCCTAACTTCCTATATGACAAAGAGGGTCTAGCTATTAAGAACTTTATCGATGCGCCAACAAAGCCGTACGTCTTCTTTAACTACCTGAATGATGGTTCTAGCCTGATTGACCAAACATCACCAATCGAGCAGGCAATTCCTCTACAGGATGTTCTAAACAAACGTGGACGCCAGATTATTGAGAATGCTGATACTGCAAACTCTATTCTTGTGCTTAAGAGTGGTGCGATCAAGAGTGAGGACGCTGCCAATATCACACGTGATCCAAACCAGATCCTCATGTTAGACGCTCCAGACGAGCAGCCAATCAATAGTGCGTTTGGTGAAGTAACCCCTCACCTTCTACCAAGTTATGTCATCGAGGATTATCAAAATACAAAGAACGCTATTCACAATGTTCTTGGCACTCCAAGCCAATTCCGCGGCGACGACTCAAAGCGGGAGGTTGGTACATTAGGCGAGGCTAAGATGATCCAGGGACAAGCTGGCGGTAGGCAAGACGAGATGGTACGCGAACTTGAGGATGGACTAGATAGGTATTTCAGGCTACTCGTGCAGATGATGAAGGTTTACTATGATGAGCCAAAGCGACTAGCAACCCGTGATAACAATGGCAAATTCGTATCTGTACAACTATCTCGTGCAACTATGCCGAATATTGCAAATATTTCTATTTCTCACGGCTCGCTATTACGAGTAGACCGTGAACGCCAAGAGAATATTTCGATGAACCTAGCAAAGATGGGCTTGATCGACCCATACAACCTCTACAAAGACCTATCACTCAAAGATGCTGATAAGCGCTATGAAACACTCAACAAGTTTAGAATTGACCCAAGCTCTCTTGTATCAGATATTTCGTCAGAGATTAATGACAGGGATGCCTATATTGACTTCTCAGTCTTTATGAACGGCGAAGAGGCTGAGCCACGTAAGAACATCAAGCCATCATATATTGAAGCCGCTACAAAACTAATGTCAACAGATGAGTTCTTGTATGCAGACCCTAAGAAACGCCAGAAGTGGATTGAGTTCATTGGCAATATGGTTATTAACTTAGCACAGCGTGCGAAAGTAGAGGAGGCTAGCCAGCAAGGTGTTCTAGTTGATCCTAATATACCAATGGAAGCCAAAATGCCAGATCAGCTAGATATGTTATTACAACAAGAGCAGCCCCCACAAATGCCACCAGGAATGATGCCAGAAGAAGCCATGCCACCAGTTGATGCTGGTCAAATGCCGCCAATGCCAGAAATGGGGCAGGGTATGCCAGTTCAAGATGTTCAACAGCCGCAGGATGCTAGTGTGCTAACAGGATTATTGGGGGTATAACATGGCTTTAGCAGATATATTTCGTAGAGTACTTGGTAACTACAGCGATGATGTTGCCAATAGGGTGGCCGGTCAATATGCAGACGATGTTGTTAGCAAATTAGCAGCAAGTAGCGCAGACGACATAGCTGCAAAACAAGGTAACCTAATAGCGACCCATCAACTAACCCCAGAGAAGTTACAAGGAGCGGCTGACTTGGGTGGTTTTGTGCAACCATCTATGGCGGTTGTTGATCCACGCAAGGGTACTAACTTTCTTCCCGGAAGTGATTTTGGCGATATCGTTATGGTGGCTAATCGAGAGTCTATCAACCCAGCAGGTGCTGCAAAGACAGTGTTGGGGGATAGAGATATTTATTCTCCAAGATTCCCAACTACAACACATAAGCTAAATGAAGATGCGCTGAGAGAGTTTGCAGCAGCTAACAATATGTCTAATGCGTCTGCTAAAACCAACCTCTCTTTAGATGAGCTATATAGTCCCACCATGCGTGATGCGTTTCAAACACAAAATCCAAAGTTTGCAGATGCTCATATATCAGAGATCAGAGACACTCCTGAGTTTAATAAATTTGCTCAAGAGAACCTTGACAAACTTCGTGGCGATAAAATAATTAGGTATATCAATAGACGAGGAACAGAAAAAGAACTACCCCTAACAGCGCAAAATGCAAGTGATGCGATGAATGAGCTGGCAAACATCGGCTCTGAGCAGGGGTTTACTCCACCAACAGCAATAGCGTATACCAACCAGACCAAAAATATAAAAAACCTAGATGATCTATATAAATTACGGTATCGACTTGTGGATTCTGCAACAGGAAACGAAACAAAACAAGCTATTGATGATGAGTTTTCAAGAGTTCTTGAGGGAGTTAGGGGCGCTAACCTGCCACACATAGACAACGACTCATTCTTTAGTGATGAGGCTGCAGATTATCTAAATGATGTGCTGAAAAAGCCCTCTGTTGCACGTCAAGCTAAGTCTGAGCTACCGGAAGAACTAATACAGGATATAAATGATCTAAGGAAAGTGTACAAAGAAGCTCCTGTGTCATATTTTGAGGCGAAACCACGGCGTGTAGTCAATGGTGACGAATTCTACGGAGCTTATGTTCCAGAAAGCGCACCACAGTCTGTAATTGATGACTTAAGTCGGTTAGGCGTAAACAATGTACAGAGATATACCGATAAGGAGGCTCTTGAGGCGGCACTTCGTGAGCTTGCAGACAAAGGAAAGCGTGGAGTTTCTCCTTGGGTGCTTGGTGCAGCGGGCGTATTGCCAGTGGGTATATTAAATCAGTTATTAAGCTCAAATACTGGTCAATCTACAAATGATATTGTATAATCAAGGCATCATCTTTTAACAAAAGGAGGGCCTAGATGGGAGCAGTCGACGAAAGCGTACTCGATGCTGCTGTGGACGAAGTGCAAAATGAACCAGATCAACCAGAAACATCTGATGATGGTACGGAAGATCAGGAGGAGCAATACGTCGAAATAACTGATACAGATCAGGAAACAATAGATGATTCAGAGGATCAGAATGAACAACCTGATGATAGCAAAGAAAATGACAACGCCAACAAGAACGAGGGTGAAGATCAAGATAAACAAGAAAACAAAGATAACCGAACTCCAGAGTTGACCAATGAGCAGCTCATGGCTGAGTTAGAGAAGCGTGGGCTTAAGGTTGTAGATAAAAACGATGAACCGCAGAAAGCCCAACAGCCACAAGGCCCAGCTGAATGGGAGCGCAGGCCAAAAGAGGTTGACGAGGATGTGTGGGACAGAATGCCCGCAGAAAACAAGTTTATCTATAATAACCTGCCAACAATATCTGTCAGAGACAAAAGCGGCGAGGTTTATCATATTAAAACGCCTGAGCAGCTTCCAGATGATTTTGAGCCAATCAATGATAAAGAGCGCACAAGGTTCAACACTGAAATGCAGTCACAGAATGCCCGTGCTGAAGACATGATGCGACAGATAAATGCTCAGCGTGAAAGCAGGAGTGCCGAGAGCCGCCAACAGGCAGAAGACAAAGAAATCGTTGATGGTATCAACAAGCTCATGGAAGACGGTATCATTCCTGAGATCAAGGCAGCCCCTAATTCACCAGAGTTCCAGCAAGACACCGGTGCGATAATTGGTGAGGCTATCTTGCAATATCGTAATCAGTTGCAAGCACAAGGTGAAAATGTGTCGATTTATACTGCTGGTAAACTATTTAGAGCTGAGCATCCTGAATTTTACGAAAAGGTAGGTGCTGTAGAGAAAAAGCCAGCGCCAACTGCTGACAATGAGCGTAAAAAGGTATCAAAGAACATTGCGGGCAAAGCTAACCGTGGTACAAAGAGCTCAGCTAACTTTATCAATACTGAGCCAGTACAGCGATTCGCACCGGGAACATCAATAACAGATATTGCAGCTCTCTATGCAGACGAGCTGGATGATTAGGAGAACATATGAATAATATCGAACAACAATTGCAAAGTGAGCTGTCACGCAGCACATCAAAGTCTGGTTCAGATAACTTTTTGATGTATCTAGCCAATAAGTTTAGCAGCTCTGACTTTATTAAGATCAAAAACCCATTCAAACATAGCACAGGGTGGACGTATGTCGATCCCAAAGAGCAGGTTGTTGAGGAGAACAAACAAAAGCAGATCTATCGTGTCACCCCCGGTGAAGGTAAGATGCGAGTGCTAGAAGTGGGCGAAGAGGTTGTTGTACCGGGCTGGGAAGCATATATTGCGTTAAATCGCTTGTTTAACGAGTATGCGCAAACCACGGGCAGTAGCATCATTACCATTCTGAACAGCACTGAGGAGCGGGAGAAATTCTTAGATAAGGCGTTTCTTGGTGTTCTTGATCCGATGACACAGGAGTTTATGAAAGATGGGGTTGTTGTAGCTAAAAAACAATCAACTGGTCGTGGTAAAAAGGCTGCCGTAAAGACAGTTTCAGACCCAGACCAAAAACCAGTTATTCAATTGACTGATGAACTAGGTTTTGCTAAGGAAAAATAGTTCAAATCACTCGGTTTGTCGGTCTATAATTGCGCTAGAATAATAGTATGAACAATATAGTTAGCAGAAAATGGGGTGAGCATGACTGATATGGAGCGTTCAATGAAAGGCTATGAAGTCGAGCAACTGATATCTCAACGTATCCGCGAACATGAGGTCGCTAAAGAGGGGGCATTTGTGTCAAAAGTTGAATATTCATATGAACAGCAGTCTCTACGTAGCGAAATGGCGAATAATCACGCCAGCGTCATTGCCGAAATACGAGCGCTACAGAAAACGGAGAACGAGCGGAAGAAAACCAACAAGCAGATCCTACTGATGATGGTAGGTAACCTAATTACACCTGTACTCATAGCTATTTTGTGGCTGTTAACGCAATCTGGAGCACTGATAGGAGGGCACAAATAAATGGGTACCATCTCTAGAAAGGGCACAATGATTGCTTGGGTGATTCTCACAATAATCAACCTGTTGGTGGTTATAGGGACTATTCTGGCAGTGTTTACAATGCGACCTGGAGAAACTGTCAAAACACCAATTGGCGAAGTTACAAAGCCGCTCAAGCGACTATCGAGGCTATTCAAAGATACTGACGGCAAGGTTATAGCTGAGTATACAGATGGCACCAAAGATGTTGTCGAGTTTGAAACGGCACAAGCAATCAAGGGCGATACCAGCAGCAAAGGAGAAAAGGGCGACAAAGGCGAAACTGGTGCTGCCGGCAAAGATGGAGCTAACGGCAAGGATGGGCAATCACCTACAAAGAGCGACATTCTGGCAGCTGTCAAAGAGTATTGTGCTACGAGAAATCAGTGTATTGGCGAGACCGGTGCTAAGGGTGAAAAAGGAGATAAGGGTGACCCCGGAGTCAACGGCAAAGATGGCAAGGGTGGAGACCTAGTGCGCTGTACTGTTGTAGATTCAAATACCGTCGAAATAGAAATTAAGCCAGCTGGCTATACGTCATGGCTCACACTGGCACAGGTAAAGGGGAGATGCTAATGTCGGGGAGTGAAATCGCTACCGAGCTAGCCAAGTTGTCAAGGCAGTCACAGACAGATGGGACAATTTTATTTTGTGTGATGGTTGTCACAATAGGGATTGTGTGTTATTTAGTAATAAAATCAAAGGAGGATAAATAATGATAGAAAAAGCATTAGCGTGGTTTTACGCTCGTAAGGGCAAGGTCAGTTATTCGATGGAGCGCCGGAATGGCCCAAACTCATATGATTGTTCGTCATCGGTGTATTATGCGCTAAAAGAAGCAGGCATACTACCGTCAAGCTATTGGATTGGTAACACCGATACGCTGTTCGATGCGTTAGAAAAGAATGGCTGGGTGCGAGTACCAACAGACGCTAACGGCGACGCACAGTGCCAGCGAGGTGACATCTTCATTTGGGGTATCCGCGGTAACTCAGGCGGTGCTCTTGGACACACGGGAATGTTCGTGGACGCAGACAATGTCATCAACTGTCGTTATCAGGCTGGTATTGTTGTGGACAATCATGATTGGCTGTGGAGTGCATCAGGGCAGCCACCATATACATTCTATCGATATGTAGGCAAGTCAGCCCCAGCTGTACAGCGACGTGTAGCGTTGCCAGAGGTGTACTATGCTGATGAGGTGGCTACAGTATTTAATATTCGCCAGCTTCGTTGTAATCGTCTCTCTAACGCGTTTGACTGGGAAGATAACGGTATTCCAACAGCTGTAGCACTACGAGTAGACAGAGATGGTTATGCGATAGGCGGAGAAGTCAATACTGGTGACTACTTCCGCGTGCTCGGTCGAATGGATGTGCTTGCAGAGGAGGTTGATAACGGGGCTAAGTATCTACAAATACGCATGGGTGATGAAAGCGTTTGGGTACTGGCTGAGCGTACACGCGCTCTAGGAGATAGCGATCAGGGCACACCACATCCAGGTGCACGACCTGAACCGCAACCAGCACCAAAGACTCCAGAACCAGCACCACAGCTAGAACAGCCTCAGCCACAGCAACCTGAAGTACCTGAACAACCAGCGCCTACGCCACAACCAGAGGAAAAACCACTATCGCCGCAGCCAACAGTTGAAGACATCTTGCGGAGC